ACCAATCTTGCAAAAAAGGGGTTGCCAACAGGGGGGTGTTGCGCATAAACTACAGTCATGAATAAACTTCCTGTGGAACTCCACCTTGTTCATGGAACTAAGCCTGAGCATAGTGCCATGCCATTACCAGAATCGGTTAAAAAGAGAATACCTGAAGCTGAGTGGATGAGCAATCCTACTCGTTGGAATAAAGCGACATTCGTAGAAGAAACAGCCAACTATCTTTATGATGTTTATGGAATTGGCTCAGATCAGGACAAGCATACTTTGGCTATGCTGGCAGATCAGATCGACCTATATGTTTCATGTAACATACAATTGGCTGGAAGCGATTTAGTTATATCAACAAATGATGGCAAAACCCTTGCACCAAATCCGATCATATCGATTCGGAACAATGCTTTAAAGCTGGTGATTCAATTAATGAATGAATTAGGGCTAACCCCTAGAGGTAGATTAAATAAGACAGAAGGCAATATGGATGACAACTCAGCGGTATCCAAATTCCTAAGAGGACCAAAAGGATAAGATGAATTACCTAGATGGCATTAGATATGCCAATCAGGTAGCCAAAGGTGAAATCGAAGTTTGCAGAAATGTTCGATTAGCCTGTCAGCGCTTCTTGAATCAATATGAAAACAAAGAGTGGGAATGGGAATTTGACCCAGATTACCCCAACCATGTTTTAGGATTTTCATCCCTATTAAAGCATACCAAGGGACACCAAGCCGGGCAAAGTGTAATCCTAGAGCCATTTCAGATTTTCTTTATTTGTGCCATTTATGGGTTTCGGGCAAAGAAAGATCACAGCCGCCGAATGGTTACAGATGTCATTTTGTATATTCCTAGAAAAGCTGGTAAGTCCACCCTAACTTCAATTATTGCCTTATATGAACTAGCCTGTGGCGAAGCTGGATCAGAAGTTTTTACATTGGCAACAAACCGAGAACAAGCATCTATTGTTTTTGATGCATCCAAAAGTTTTATTAAAACTGGACCAAAAGAAATAGCCAGCCTATTTACTGTCAGCAAATATCAAATCGGCAAGTTTGGTGATAGCCAATCTATGTTTAAGGCTTTAAGCCGAGATACCAAAAAAACAGGCGATGGCAAGAATCCATCTTGTGTCATTGTGGATGAAGCCGCCCAGATTATTGATCGAAATTCTATTGAGGTTTTGCACTCTGGTATGGTTGCCCGGCAAAACCCATTACGAATATATATTACTACTGCCAGCTTTACTAAAGACACCAAGTTCTATGAAGATATGTCTATGCTTGAATCCATGCTTAATGGCGAAGCAACAGATAATCCCAGATGGTTTGGTTTGCTATATTCCCTTGATCCACAGGATGATTGGCGAAATCCTAAAACTTGGGCAAAAGCCAACCCTATGCATGGTATTAGCATTTTTGAAGATGCTATTGTTCAAAGGGCAGAAGAAGCCAAAAACAAGCCAGCGGCACTTAATGAATTTCTTTGCAAAACCCTTAATATCTATGTTAGCGCCCAGACAGCATGGGTAGATAGGGCGCATTGGGATAGACCTGAATGTATCATTCAAGAAAATCGGGGCGAACCAGAAGCGACTTTTATTGGGTTTGACTTAGCCGCCACAAGGGATTTAAATGCAGTATGCACTTTAAAGCGATATGGGGAATTAGATTACCATGCTCATTGGAAATTCTTTTTGCCTGAAGCTGGTTATGAATTAATACCAAAGCATTATCAAGATATATTCAGGGTAGCAGTAGATTCTGGAATCTTGAAATTAACTGAAGGTAATGTAATGGATGATAGGGAAATATCCGACTATATTATACAAGAGTGCCAAAAGTATAATGTTAAAGAGGTTGGATATGATGCTTATAATGCCGCTTCTTTAGTGGCTCGATTATATGATTCTGGAATACCAGTTAAAAAAGTAGGACAGGGCATGGCAATATTATCCAATCCTTCTAAATATGTAGAAAAGCTAATAATGAATCAACAGATTAAGCATGATGGCAATCCATTTGTAGGATGGCAATTAGGCAACTGTGAAGTATATGAAGATGTGAATGAAAATATTAAAGTTCGCAAAAATGAAGCAGATAAAGCGGCAAAGGTTGATGGCATTATTGCTATGATTATTGCGGCGCATTGCAGTTTGGATAATCCTTTTGTTTCAGATTCCTATGGTTTTAGAACTTTCTGATATAAAATATAGGAAAATCGAAAGAAATTGAGGATTAATATGGGTGTATTAGACATTTTCAGCAAGAAAAAAACAGTCTTAGCAGAGAATAATACTCTTTTTGGACAAACCCAATTAGGTAATCAAATTGTTCGCCAGACCCAAGATGGTAAGGGCGGCGCTAATTTTCAATTACTTTATGTAACTACATCATCAACCACCAATGCTGGTCGCATTGTGGATATGTCTGTTCTTACTCGGAACAGCACAATTATGTCCTGTGTCGGAGTTATTGCCAGAGCATTAGCACAATGTAGCATTTCTGTGGCTTCTAAAACAGATGATGGTATTTTTGTTGATGCAATTAAAGATGCAAATGTAGGTAGCCGAGATAAAGCAAAAGCCAAGCAAATTGTAACGCTTTTACAGCAACCAAATAATTTTCAGAGCCAATATGAGTTCTGGTATCAATGGTGTATGTGGTATTTGTTATCTGGCGAAACTTTTACTTTGTTATTTCGCAAAGATCAAAAAGATGCCAATCAGACACCAATTGAACTTTATAACTTAGATTCAACCTTGATTACCACCCAAATGAATCCGGCTCGGTATCCAACTTATCGGCTATCGACCCCTTCTTATGGTTTTAATCGAGATGAGCCATTAGATGCTCATCAAGTTATTCATATTTCTGAAGCCGCATGGCAGGGTTCTGCTGGTTTCAACAAAGGTATTTTAGCAACTGAATTGGTGGCATTGGATCAGGACATTGATTTATATGCAAACTTTGTTATGCAAAATGGTGCTAAACCATCTGGAATTTTTAGCACTACTTCTGTAATCCCTGATGCAAAATATAAAGAAGTAGCCGCCAGAATAAAAGAAGCATGGTCAAGCATGACAGGAAGCAAGCCTACAGACCTATCTAAACCCGGTCAAGGTATGTTGCTAGATCAGGGCATGACTTATAACCCAGTTAAAATGCTTACTTTGCAAGATGCAGATGCCGCCAAGTTAAAAGATCAAACAACCAAGCGCATTTGTGCATTGTTCGGTGTTCCACCCCAAATGCTTGGCTTAGAAACTGGCAAATTTAATAATACTCAGACATTATTGGATGAGTTTTATAAAACTACCATGTATCCAATGATTATTGCTATTGAGCAAAAATTCAAAATGGGTTTATTGAAAGGTTATCCAAACCTTTGTATCCGATTTGATACAAAAGATTTCTTAAAAGGTGCGTCATTAGATCAAATGAATTTTGTTACTGCTGGTATTGCTGGTGGCTTAATGACACCTAATGAAGCCAGAGAATATATGAATATGCCTAATATTGAAGGCGGCGATGAATTATTATCAGCACAGCCAAAAGATATTAGCGCTACCAATGTTCCAATCGGGGCAAAAACAGCAAAAATAACCCAACTTCCCGGCAGTAGTCCACAAGATACTGGCGGTGGTGGTGGCAATCAAACCAAAAAAATGAATATAGGAAAATAAAAAATGGAAAAGATTAATAAGGTTCTACAAATTTTCGGTTATCAGTTACATAAAAATAATGTTAAACTACCAGTAAAATCTGCAAAATCCCCTAAAATACAAGATAATAATCAATCTATTAAGAATGGGATTATCAATGAATCAGAGCCTAAATTTCCTTTGCGAAGCAAAACTAAGCCTAAACCAATCCTCAAAAAGCAATCAGCCAAGCGGAAAGATTGAAGCAAGAGTAACTTCTTGGGGCGCTAGAGAAGGCGCTGATGGTCGCCGCTTTAATTATCAGCCTGAAGGTTTTATGGAATGGGCTAATGAGTTTGCCGCTAGTGGTAAACCATTACCAATGTTTCTAAACCACAATGATATGGGTATGCCTGTTGGTCAATGGACAGAATTTAACTTTGACCAAAAGGGAATGACAGCTTGTGGCGAATTGTTTATGAACACTACTGCTGGTTCTGATCTTTATGAAGTTTTAAAAAATTCCCCAAATCTTTTTGGTGGTGTATCTGTTGGTGCTTATGCAGATGAAGCCTGTATGGTTGATGAAGCTGGCAACCCAGTAGCCGAAGATTCTGATATGGAAGATGAAGCATATTTCCAGATTACTAAAGGTGGTTTGAGAGAAGTGTCTGTAGTTATGTATCCAAATAATCCAGCGGCAGAGATTCAAAAGCTGGAATACTTTACAGCCGATGGCACACCAAACCCCCGCAATATCGAAAAAGCCTTGCGAGATGCAGGACTTTCCCGAAAAGATGCGACCACCGCATCTTCAACCCTGAAAAAACTACTCGAACAGCGAGATGTTGTTGAGCAAGTAGATCAGGTAGCCCCAGTTCAGAGTGAGCCTGAAGCGGTGGTCGAAGAAGCCGATGATATTCTTAAAGCCCTAGAGGAAAGAGAACTTCTGAAGCAATTATCTAATCGAATTAAATAAGGAAAAATCATGTCTGAAAAGATTATTGAAAAACTTGATTTGATCGAAGCCGAATCAATGGCTAAGATTGAAGAAGTTAAATTGGAAGCAGTAGCCGCTGTTGAAGCCGCTAAAGCAGAAATGACCGAAAAGGTTGTTGCTTTAGAAGCTAAGATTTCTGCTATTCAAGCACCAGAAGTTATGCGCCAACCAGCTAAAACTGTTAAACAAGATGTAAATCGTAAGGTTAAAGAGCAGTTAGCTAAGATGGTTAAAAAAGGTTCAATGGGTGGCAAAGAGTTTGAAATGTTTGCTGATGAATCTGAATATCAAGCATACTTGAAGGAAGATGGTTCACAAATTGGTAATCCTGCTGGTTATGGTGGCGGTTACAATGTGGGTGGTCGCACAGCCTATGATCCTGTATTCCACAAAATGCGCTTGGTAAACCCATTAAGAGGTGTATCCCGCAATGTAACTACTGATGGTTCTGTATATCAGTTCAGAGCAAAAACTGGCAATGCTGGCGCACAATTTGGCTATCAAATCCAGAACAATGGCGCACCAACAACTGAAAACACAAATATTTGGCAAACAGTATTGCAAGATATGAACTGCCAATTCCCAATCAGAACTGCCGCATTAGATGACATTGATGGTTTGGAATCCAATGTAGTGGATGATATGTTGTTAGAGTTTAGCCAATTAGAAGGTTTGGCTATGATTCAGAATGATAACCAAGCATCCCCAACTGGCAATCCTACTGGCGGTTCAAATGGTATTATCGGTTTGGATCAATATGGTGGTGCTAATGGGTCTTATACTGGTGGCACAATTTCCACAGCCGCTTTCGGTTCTTCTGGTACAGCTTCTACTGATGGCTTGCATAGCATTGCTACTTATGACCAGATCACAACCAATGGCGCTACTGCTGGTGCGAATAATGTAACTTTTGATGACATCATCAACTTCTTACATTTCTTGCCACAGGAATATTGGACACCAGAAGCAAAGATTATCGTTAGCCCATTCTTCTTGGCACAAATTCGTGGCTTGAAGGATACTAATGGCACTCCAATTTTTGATCGTATGACACCATTGATTACTGATGGTATTGTTGGTCAAATTGCTGGTTTTGATGTTGTTGTGAATAAGTATGTAGATCAACCATATCAAACAAGTGGCAACACCCATGCTAACCTTTATCCAATGTATTTTGGACAATGGAGTCGCTTCCACACAATCGTGGATCGTCTGAACATGGTTCTTCGCCGTTATGACCAGACATTGCCCGGCTTTATCACCTTCTTTGGTGAGAAGCGCTTGGCAACTTCTGTTGTTGATCCATTTAGCGCAATCCGCTATCGTTCAACTGCAACTGCAACTGCTTGATAAAGATGGGGGGTCAAAAGCCCCCCACTTTTAATTTTTTATATACTTGGAAATAAAATGGCTAATCTAATTCTTGAAGCAGTCCAAACCGCCCTTAAAGAAGGCGAAGCTACAGTAAACTTAAAAGAAGCATCTGCGCTTATTGGCTCTGGTTCGGGGGTCGGTGGTCAAATTGTATTTGATGATGCATTTGCATCTTTGCGACAAAACAATCCTATTCGTAATGCTGGTGCAAGAGTAATTGAAACTATTGGATCAGATGAGGGATTTGTAGTTAAAACTGGTAATATTACCAATCTTCAACAAGGATCAACTTTCAATCCTTGGGGCTACCCAATTAACAATAACAATGCTAATGCGGCAACTGGCATTGCTACTTCTTTCTGGCAATTGCCAGTTCGTGCCATCAATGCTGTAGTTCCAGTTCGTAATGCTGTGATGGGCGATATTAATGGAATTAATGAAGCCATTGTTGGCGACATCATGCTTGAATTTGCACAGCAAGAAGCGCTTTCAATGATGCTTAATAATGACCAAGCAGGATCAACAACTTATAACTATGGTGCAACTCAAGGATTAAGGGGGTTAAACAGCTATCCCGGTTCTACATCTGCCGCCGCTTTTGGTTCTAATGGTCCAGCAATTACTAATGGTCGTCATACTGTATTGCAAGTAACTCAAGAATCTGCAAGTGCAATTTCTTACAATGATATTGGCAATTTGGCTTCTGCATTGCCATCACAATATTGGACTGATCCATCTACAGCTTGGATGATGCATCCTTCTACCATCAAACAGATTCGTGAATTAACTGGATCAGGTTCAGGCTTACCAGTATTCCTTGAAGTCGGTGATATGGATGGCGGTGCTGTTACTCGTATTTTTGGTTTCCCTGTTATTCCTAACCCATATATGGATGTTGCTGGTGCTGGTAAATTCCCAGTTTATTTGTGCGCTTGGAATCGATTTGTAACTGTTGCTGATAATGAATTAATGAGCATCAAAGCATTTGAACAAACTCAACCCGGATTTACAACCTTGTTCTGTGAAAAGCGGGTAGTTTCTACAATTCGTGATGTATTTGCTGGTGTTCGATTGACCCACAGTTAAGGTAAGCCATGCCATTAGATAGTTTAACTAATGGTCCTTTTTTAGGGAC